GGACAAATAGCACTAGCAGAAAGAGGTTTTAAATCTGGTTCTGATTGGACAGCTATGATGAGACAGATAGAAAAAGAATATGAAAACATGGGTATACCTAGAGAAGATAAAGTTAGAATAAATGAAATGAAAGCTTTGCAAAGTGGTTATGACCATTTAGTAGGAAAACCTTTAGAAGATATATCTACTACATATTCTACATTTGGCAGAATAATGAGAAAATATAATTTTGCTAGAATTATGAACCAAGTTGGTTTTGCTCAATTAGCTGAGATAGGTGTGTTGATTGCAAACGTAGGTTTACGTCAAACAATTAGACATTTACCAGAAATGAGAAAACTTGTTAAACGTTTAAAAAATGGTGAAATTGATGATGAGTTTATGCGAGAAGCCGAAGAAGTTTTTGGTGGATTTGGAAGTGAAAGACTTATTAATCAAGTAGCTAATCAATCTGATGAATTTGGTGCAAGATTATCTACATCAAAAGTGGTTAAAGTAGAAAGAGCATTAGACCATTTAAATAGAATTACAGCAGATATATCTGGAATGAACATAGTCAACATGGCTATGAAAAGAATTGCATTAAAAGGTATGGTGCAAAAATGGGTTGATGAAGCTTTTGGTGGTAGCGCAGCTATGACTAAAAAACGTGCTAGAGATTTAGGAATTTCTGATGCAATGTATAAAAGAATTATTGACCAGATTAAAGCACACGCAGTTACTGAAGAAGGCGCATTAACAAAAAGAAAAATTAGAAGAATTAATATTGATAACTGGGTGGACCAGGAAGCTGCATCTACTTATGCTCATGCATTAAACAGATGGGGTAGAAGAACAATTCAAGAAAACGATATTGGTGAACAAATGTTTCTTGGAGGTTTAACAGACTCTACTACTGGTAAAATTTTATTTCAGTTTAGAGGATTTATGATGACAGCTTACGGTAAGCATTTGTTACATGGATTAAAAATGAATGATGTACAAGCTTACAAAGGTTTTATGATGTCAACTATGTTTGCAGGAATGGCATACGTAGCCCAAATACAAGCTCAAGCAGCTTTAATGACTGGAAGAGAAAGAAAGAAATTTTTAGAAAAACGTTTAGGTAAAACAGATGAAGAAATAATTAAAAATATTGCTAAAGCAGGATTTCAACGTTCAGCTTTTGCTTCATTAATACCTGCAACAGTAGACACTGGATTAGGCATATTTGGAGTTAATCCTTTATTTCATTATCGTTCAACTGGACTAGACTCAAACATTATTACTGGCAATCCAACATATGATTTACTTTGGACAAAAGGATTTTCACCTACTGGAGGTATTGCTAGAACTGCTAAAGCAATGTGGGACAAAGATTATGATTTCTCACAATCACAATATAATGATTTAACACAAATGTTTATATTGCAGAATGCTTTAGGTATTCAAAACGTAATAAGAAAAATAGGAAGTATGAACCTTCCTGAAAAACCATAACAATAAGTACCCATATTAGAAGAAGAAAAGGAGTAAAATGGCTAATTCATTTGTAAGATATACAGGTGATGGCAGCACTACACAATATGCTGTAAGTTTCTCATATCGTGACCAGGCTGACGTAACCGTAACAATTAATGGTGTAGTTACAACAGCTTTTACGTGGAACTCAGCAGGAACTCAAATTACTTTTACCTCACCACCGGCTTCTTCAAGCGCAATTGAAATTAGACGTAGAACTAGTCAAACTTCAAGATTAGTTGATTATGCGGCAGGTTCAGTCTTAACTGAAAATGATTTAGATGAAGACTCAAACCAAGCATTCTTTATGTCACAAGAAGCTATTGACGATGCAGGCGATGTAATCAAACTAGACGCAGCAAATTTTCAATGGGATGTACAAAATAAAAGACTTACAAACGTTGCAGACCCAGTAGATAATACTGATGCTGTTAACAAACAATTTATATCAACTAACATACCTAATATTACAACAGTTGCAGGTATAAGTTCAGATGTAACAGATGTTGCTAACATAGCTTCTGATGTCACAGCAGTTGCAAATGATGCTACAGATATTGGTACAGTAGCTAGTAACATAGCTGATGTATCAACTGTTGCTACAAATATAAGTGATGTAGTTACAGTAGCAAATGATTTAAATGAAGCAATTTCTGAAATAGAAACTGCGGCTAACGACTTAAATGAAGCTACTTCAGAAATAGACACAGTATCAAACAATATAGCCAACGTAAATACAGTTGGTACAAATATTGCTAATGTAAATACTGTTGCAGGAATAAATGCAGATGTAACTACAGTTGCAGGTAATGATACAGATATTTCTACAGTAGCAGGTATTTCAGCTAACGTAAGTACAGTTGCAGGTATATCAGCAGATGTAACAAGTGTTGCTAATGATGCTACAGATATAGGAACTGTTGCTACAGATATTTCTAATGTAAATACAGTTGCAACTAATGTTGCTAATGTAAACACAGTAGCAGGAAACAATGCTAACATTACAACAGTAGCAGGAGTAAACGCAGACGTTACGACTGTTGCAGGTATTTCTTCTGATGTAACTTCAGTTGCAAATAACAATGCTAACGTAACGACAGTTGCAGGTTCAATAGCTAACGTAAATAATGTTGGTGGTTCTATAGCTTCAGTTAATACTGTTGCTTCAAACCTTGCTTCAGTAAACAGTTTCGCAAATACATATTTAGGTGCTAGTGCAACACCACCTACGCAAGACCCAGATGGTTCAAGTTTGGATTTGGGTGACCTTTATTTTGATTCAGCTTCAGACACCATGAAGGTCTACTCAAGTGGTGGTTGGATAAACGCAGGTTCAGCAGTTAATGGAACAGCAAACAGATTTAAGTACACAGCAACAGCAAGTCAGACAACATTTACTGGTGCTGATGATAATGGAAATACTTTAGCCTACGATAGTGGGTTTGCAGATATTTATTTGAATGGAGTTAAACTTGTAAATGGTTCTGACTTCACAGCTACTACAGGAAATTCAATCGTACTTTCTAGTGGTGCTTCAGCTAACGATATTTTAGAAGTGATTGCCTATGGTACATTCACTTTATCTAACTTCAGTATTACTGATGCAAATGATGTTCCTGCATTAGGTTCAGCAGGACAAGCACTTGTTGTTAATTCAGCAGGTACTTCTTTAGAATTTGCAAATGCTTCTTCAGCAGAAGTTTATGGTTTTATAAAATCCGACCTAGATGGTGATGGTGTAAATGAAACTTTACAGGTCATCACAACTAATCAAGGTCAAGATAACATTACACAAAGTCAATACGCCAACTTTGATGATGTCTTATTTAGTGCGAGTGGATTTACATTCTCACTTTCAAATGGCGACTTAATAGCAACAATTTAATAAGGAGAAATAATAATTATGGCTACAATTAATATAGGTAGATTAAAGCCAGTATTTCAAGGTGCATACGATAATGCACAAGGCTATGTCGTAGACGACATTGTCACTTACTCTGGCGAAACTTATATTTGCATTTTGGCAAGTACAGGAAATGTACCGACTAACACTACCTATTGGTCGAAAATGGCAAGTAAAGGTGCAGATGGAGTTGATGCAGATTTATTCAGCATAAGTGGAACAGCACAAGGAGATTTGTATTACAACAATGGTAGTGCAATCGCTAGACTTGGTGCAGGAACAAGTGGTCAAGCATTAATCACAAATGGTACTGGTGCAAATCCTTCGTGGGGAGATGTATCTGGTGGTTTAATACAATTACAAGAAAACGCATCTACTACTGTTGTTTCTACAAATTCAACAAGTTGGACAGATAGTGGATTTTCAGCAACCATAACGCCAACATCAACATCTTCTAAAATATGGATTTTATGCCATATAGGTTCTGGTACTTCAGCAGAAGGTAATAATTCTGCGTTCCAAATCCGAAGAAACACAACTCAAATACTAGGCAATAATAATGGTAGCGTTTTTCCTGGCACATGGACTGGTTCAGATGATTACACATCTACAAGACTTGCAAATAAATTTGTGCAAGGTGTCGACAGTCCTAATACTACATCAGCGATTACTTACAGACTTTATTGGGCATCAAACTCAAGTGGCAATACTGTTTATTTAAATCGTGCAGGAGAGGTTAGTACTAGCTCAGCAGAATACGGCGTTGGTGCTACCAATATGGTCTTAGTAGAGATAGCAGGATAAGGAGATAATTATGAAACACGAGGCAATATACAAACTATACTCAAATGTCAAAATGATTGAAGAAAATAATAATGGTTCAATCACAGCTTATGACGAAAATAAAAATGAAGTAGCTATTGATATGTCAGCAGTTGAAACAAAAGCTACTGAATTACAAACAGCAGAAGATAATAAAAAAACTCAAAAAGCTACAGACAAAGCTAATGGCAATCAAAAGCTATTAGACTTGGGATTAACACAAGCTGAAGCAACTGCATTAACTGGTTATACACCACCAGTAGCAGAGTAATTAAAATCTTAAAATCGTAGGAGAATACTTAATATGACAAAAGCTAGAGATATATCTAAATTGCTGTCTACAGCAAATGGTAAGATAGCAGGAGAAAATTTAGATGTCTCATTTGAGAACATTACCGATACTGGTACTGAAGGTACTAAAGTTGCTAGTGGTACTAATGCTCAACGAGGTACTACGCAAGGTCAATTAAGATTTAATACTGATACAGGATTAGCTGAATATTATACTGGTACTGCTTTTAAAAGTATTGATGCGGCACCAATAGTTTCATCTATTGATGTTACAGAAGTAGATAGTCAAGCAGGTGGAAATCAAACAATAGTTATTACTGGTTCTGGTTTTTCTTCTGGTGCTACTGTAACTTTTGTTGGTGCAAGTGGAACAGATTTTAATGCATCAAGTGTTACTTTTAATAGTGTAACACAGCTTACAGCAGTTGCACCTAAAGCTAGTTTCTTAAATGCACAAGAACCTTATGGTGTTAAAGTAGAAAATCCTAGTGGTTTATCAGCAACACTTGCTAGTCAAATTAATGTTGATTCAGCACCTACATTTGATGTTGCTAGTGGTTCACTCGGTACTCTATCTAATGCAAATAGAGCATCTTCTAATTTAACTTCTGTCACAGCTACAGATGCAGAAGGTGATGCAATAACTTTTTCTAAAATTTCTGGTACTTTACCTACTGGAATTACATTTAATTCTGATGGTACTTTTTCTGGTACAGCAGATGCAGAAACTTCAAACACAACTTACACATTTACAATTAGAGCAACTGCAAATTCTAAAACTTCAGATAGACAATATACAATTACTGTTAATGCACCTATAGCAACTGGTGGAACAGAAAACTCTTATACAGATGGTGGAATAAATTATATTTCTCACACATTTTTATCTTCTGGCACATTTACTTTAAATAACACTACTGCTTTAGATTTTATGATTGTAGCAGGTGGTGGAGCAGGTGGAATAGATGGTGAAGGTGATGCAGGAGGTGGAGGTGCAGGAGGAGTTATTGTTTTAACTAATCAATCAACTTCAGCAAGCACATACACAATTACTGTTGGTAATGGTGGAGTAGCTTCTTCTCCTCCAAGTTCATCAACAGATGGTCAAAATAGTGTTGCTTTTTCAAATACTGCTATAGGTGGTGGTACTGGTGGTACTGCCTCTGGGACTACACACGCAGGTAGAAATGGTGGCTCTGGTGGTGGAGGTGGTGGTGAAACTAACACTGCTTCTGGTACAGGAACATCTGGACAAGGTAATAATGGTGGTACTGGAGATGGCACACCAGGTGCTTCAAGAGCAGGTGGTGGTGGAGGAGGTGCAGGTGCATCTGGAGGAAACGCATCACCAGGTACAGGAGGTGTCGGTGGAATAGGTATTCAAAATAACTTTAGAACAGGCTCAAACATTTACTA